CTTTTCGTAGGAGGGAAGGAATATTATCTATCGTATGACAGATACCCTTGGTTCAGAAATGCAAAAGTATCGGATGTATTGGACGTGACCATGCCGGACGAGGATTCGTTGCGTTGGGACGCAATTGATGTGGATCTTGAGATTGACAGCATAATCCATCCGGAGCGTTACCCAATTACTTTTCGCTAGAAGACACCGCTCTGGTTATCGAGCAGACACTCTGAAGATCTTGACACATTTACAGAGAACAAAAACCGACCAGCCTCACGGTTCGTCGGTTTTTTTACAACCAAAATCACTATGACAAACGTTCTCTACGCAAAGTAATATATATCATACCGGGCTCATTCTTCGAACCCTTTTCTTTTTTCCCGTATCGAAATCGATTACCTCGACCCACTCGCCATGATTATCCCCGGATTCATCATCGTCCACGAGCAGTGATTTGTTCCGGTCGTTCACCAAGTAACCATGTTCCCGTAGCATGGACATGACAAGCGCCAGATCGCTGTCCAATGTCCGCTCATGCGTATACCCGAACGCCTCGTTACATAGTACAAGGAACATGAAGCTACTTTGCGTCACCGGCTCCGACCTACCCAAGTCTCGTTGTTTTCTTGAAGGGCTATTATCTCCTCTTCGCTTAACGGGCTCACAGCTTCCAATGCTATGATAGTACGAGAAAAAGGGTTACAACCCAGACGAAAGAGAATAGCGTTCAAAAGGATATACAGGTCTTCCCATGTACAATTATCCTTCAATACCTCCCGGAACCAAGCGGGCATGTCCCCTTTCTTGTTATGGATACCCAAACATACGATCTCAAAGATCAACTCGTCATATTTCGCCATCAACTCCGACAGTACACTATCAAACGTAACATCCTTATGAGCCACGATAGCATCCTTGTCCGCCTTGTCAATCCGCAAGAGTAACGGCCGTATCCTAAACCCGGTCCTTACCGTGATCGGGGTGATAACGATACTATCACCAACGTTCTTACCCGCCGGGATCGTCTCCGGCTTGAACTCGAAAGGAATCACGACTGACCGACTTGTCACCACGTCGCTCTCAATCTGTAGTGCTCGCTTTACGCTCATAGTCTTTTAATCGATTTTGTAATTTCTCAACCTCCTGCCAAATAGCGTCACGAATATCATCACCAGAAGAAACACAATCTATTTCCTTATTAGGATTAATCAATTTTAGATATAAGTTTTTAAGAAAATATGAATAACCATCAATCGAACATTGCATTTTAGCAATCTCTCTAATTCCTTCCGCATTCATAGTCATTTTCCCTTAAAATATAAGAGCCCCGGCAAAAACCGAGGCTCTAGACAACCTAAACAAAAAACATCATTCCGTGTCTTCCGACACGGCCTTCACCGCCCTGCTATACGGGGACGCTTGTTTGCCAGCCGCCGATACCGGTGTCATGATCGTGGCCTTTACCAATAAGAGATCGCAATTCTCCTTATCCGGGGCTTGGCTGATCTTCCCGAACACAGAGCACTTGACAAAGACATATTCCGTGAACTTACCTTGGTACGGTAGGCTCTGTAGCCTGATCGTCTTCAATATCGAGGGCGTAGACAAGGGAGCCTCCCATTTATCACCGGAAACGGTTCCCCCGCAAAACATTTTCATCTCGTCGCTCGTGGGAGAAGGGATAGTGAACTCTATACTGGAAGGATCTCCTTTCCGACTCACCACCGCCCAAGGATCCTCATGTCCCATGGACGTAAAACTAAGCTCCTTGGCGTCCGAGAAATTGAACGTCACCGTATCCACGTCAACGCATTGGGTGAACTCGGTACCGGCCACGCCATCCCCGGGTTCCGCAACTCCTAAATACGCCACATCCAGCGCTAAACTTCTTTCCATATCACTAATCTAATTCTGTTATAACCTCTAATCTAATATTCGTACAATCGAAGCCATCCTTGGCCTCGCCCATAGGCTCAGACCAGACGATCCGAGATTTCCAATACATCCCCAACGGCGGCTTGATATCCCGCAACACGAACCTCACGCCTCGTACGGTCTCTATCATCAACTGTCGATCCGATACGCCTTTCGAGGGTCTCTTGACGAAGATATTGATATTTATCGATCCCTTGTTGACATAATCTTTCCCATTCAAGGCCAGAGAGCGGATCGTGATATGATTTCTTTTCTCGCCATCGCCGGATTGATCCTTATACAGGATAAAGCCCGTACTCGCCGGCTCAACCGCATTATATACGATATCCACTATATCAAACTGATCTGCCATGTTCAATATCCTTTCTCAGCGAGTTTATCAAATAACGTTCGACTCTGTTTCTTGATCCAATCCTCGGCATGTTCCGTGGCAACGGAGATAACATCCAGATTTTCGATTGCTTCCACATACTTGGCATAAGGCATAGCGGCTACACCAATCAATACCCAGCCATTCTTATAAAGGGGTAATAATTCTGATACGAGCCTTTTAGCCTCTCTCAATCCCGTATGTTTATCGGTACCTTTCTCATCTGACAACTCGTAGTTCTCGGTCAATATATCGCCATCCTTAACGATCACATAGCCGATTGAACTACGAAGATTGCCGGTATGATTCTGATAGTTCCCTTTTTTTCGAGCGATCTTCACGAACTCTTCCCCGGCACGTTGCAATAACTTGTATATCCGCTCTTCCGCCCGATCCACATAGTAATCGAACCAACGCCCTACTTCCCTATCACTCCACATTGGAGTCAAACCACCTTTCCTTGCCATAAGCTACACATAGATTACAGAGTGAGTCTGAAACGGTTCCCAGCTAATGATATCCACATCGAGAGCGATACTATCAATCCGGATATGCTTCGCGTTTTCCACAGGACGGGCTTTGGTCGAAAACTCACCATGCACGATGAACTCTCTTCCATCGACGTTCCGCTTCAACTGCTGTCCACTATTGGACGGGTAGTATTGCCCAGTGACCTCTATTTCCGTCGGTTTACCGGTAACCAATTCCCCTTTGACCAATTGACAGGATTGAATCGTCACTATCGCAGTATGTGAATATCGCTTTACCATCTGTTTCTCGCCCTTCCTTTGGGTACCTCGATCTTATTGCCTATCAATTCCGCTTTCTCCGGTTCTCCTCCCTCCCGGTATAGTCGTTTCGCCGTAGCGTCATACCATGCACGGGGATACGTGATGGAGAGCTTGTTTTCCGTGAAATCCGGCAGACCGCCGACCATGGAATAAAGGTCGGCGGCCACCAGCTTTTGTTTTTGGATATCGATCGTCTTACTATCTTCTGTACCTTCAAAACCGCGTCCCGGCAAAACGACGTTATCCAAAAAATCTTCACAGTCAGTGAGACCGGGATAAGCGAGTATCGTATCTCGAATCGTCTTAGCCATGATTGTTATTCTCCGTTTTCAGTATCCTGAATCGTTTGATCCTCCGGTTCGACGGTTTCACCCAAGAATGTCGCCGGGATATCATCCGTACCCTCGGTATCCTCGGAAGCGTTCCAATCCTTCCCATCCACTTTCATGATGAACATGGCATCCGGATCATTCACGACAGGAATAGCGTTCGCTTCCGCTTTCGTCCATTCCTTGAACGGTTCCAGCTCAGACCATTTGGTTACCAAGATCCAATCCTGCTTAACCATGAGAGCGATTTTCTGCAAGGTAGCGGAAGACTCGGCGGCGATCGGCCCATGCTGAATGTCACCCACCTTCAAATCCTCCAAGAAGCATACACGCTTACGCTCCCAAGGATTGATCGTCTTACGACGATGGGCACTATCCTCGATACGGACAGCCGGGTTCACGGTAATGATCTTCACCGGGATCTCCTGCTCGGCCAGATACTCGTTGATGAGATTCTTTGTCACCAATATCTTGGAGGACGAATTAACCCATGCCTTTAACGTGTCGAACGTGGATTTCTGTTTCTTTAGCAAAGAGAAATCAGCCACGTGCATTACAACGTAACGGATCGTCACCCCTTCGGCAGAAGCGGCCACAACCGTATCCTCAATATCCTGCAATCCATTGGCCGTTGTAGCGCTACTCCAGTCCGTAGTAGATTTACGCTGGTTCTTCTTCGGCATACCGCAACCGACAAACTCAGCCGTAACGACACCGCCATTGTTCTTTGCCGACAAATGGAAACCCGCACGGCTCATGAGCTGCATACACCACCATTCGAAACGGGCACGAACGGAGTTATACACGAAATCCTGATCCTTGAAAGCCAGATTCAACAATGCCAACTGGTCCGCGTCACCTTGCGCGTCACGTTCCAATTGCTTATACTCGTTGTAATCGCTCTCGTTCATGCCACGCTTGACGGCTGTCTTCGGGATATCGCCGGACAGCTTGCTGATCACCTCACGGGTCTTCTGCGGTGCGGAAGCGTCGAAAGAGATCACGTCTGCCATTACCGGAGCGCCTTTCTCACCGGTCAGAGTCTCCCACTTCAACGAGGTCTTTCTTTTCACCCCGAAGAAGTTCGGGAAGACAACCGGTTTCACATGACGGGTATTCAAACGGGCCGCCATGTTCTTTTTATTCACTTGCTTAATTAAACTTCTTTCCATATATCTGATTTTAATGGATTACACAAAACGGATAAACGACATTAATACCTTCAAGTCCTTATCTACCGGGAACGGCATACAGGATTCGTTTACCGTACCTCTTACCAATAACCCGGACTGCTGGTTGGCTACAGTCAAGTCGACTTTATTCATCGTGACAACCAATTCGCCATCATAAGGCAACTTGGCGGCTTTCGCAGCCTGTTTGTCTTTAGCCTGAACCAATACCTGACCTTTTGCGGCAGCACCGATAGTCGCTTCCAACGTGATCGTATCAAACTCCGCATTACTCTTATCAATAGCCGTGATCATATCGGACGCGCCTGTCAAAGCTCCACCAATCGTCACGAAGTCACCCACACCAAACAGATGATTCTTGGACACCTTATAAGTAGTTTCATTGCCAGCATCGGAAGCCATCGCCGTCTTCAATACATGATACAGCCCCGTTTCCGGATCTTTCACCACGATCACGATCGGAGGAAGCTCGTCCAACGACTTGCCATTGAACAAAGCGTTCCGCAAATCCCGGCGGTCAATCGTCCCACCGCCGATCACATCCTCAATAATCTTTTCAATTCCGGGAGGATACTGGAATTCTCTTTCTCTTTTTCTGTACATAACGTTACACTTTTCTTGGATTATTCAATACCCAGGTTCACCACACCGGGATTATTCGCACTCTTGTCGGCATCCTGATCCATCAGCTTCGCCCAATCCGCCTCGGAACGCTCCGGAAGATTCACGGAACCGGGAGCGTAATCACCACGGGCCACGGCATCATCGATCGCCTTTTGCTGGATTCCGGTAAACTCTTCGGAAAGCGCCTTGATTTGATCCTCGATAGAGATTTCCGAAGCCAAATCCACACGTCCCAGCCAGTTATCCGGAAGACCAGCATCTTTCAACTGCTTACGGACTGTTTCTTTCTTAGCCTCGTTTGCCGAGTTGGTAATGGAATCGCCCACCTTCTTAGCCATATCATCGACGCTCTTCCTCATACTTTCCAGATAAGCTTTCAGTTCCGGGCTAAGATCCTTCAACAGCTCTTCTTCCGTTTTCTTGTTCTTATCCGGATCTTCTACCGGTTTACCATCCTTCAACCCATGCTTAGCTTCATAAGCGGCGACAGCGGCCGTTTCAGCCGTAGTCTTAGCTTCATTCTCCGCTTCTTGGATTGCCGGAAGAATATTATCCTTGAACAGGTCCACGAAAGCCTCCATCCCCTCGGCTTTCTCAATCTTGAACGTTTTCTGAATACGTTCCGCATACTTCTCCGGCACGCCTTTCGTCTTACATGCCGCCTTGATTAAATCTAAAATTGTCATAAGAGTTTTCTGTTTAAAATATAAGGAAGGGGAAGAAAATTCCGGGTACAAAAAAAGCCCACCGGACAACCGGCAGGCTTTCATCTCTAAATTATTCCTATAAGAATCTATCTTGTCAAATCATGTGATTGGATCTAAGCCATTGTTTGCCAGAAGGCGTAAGGCAATAGATCAAAAATGCGGCACAAGGTATGCCTATCACGGCGAATCCAATTATAGCTCCCATTACTTATCCTCCTTTTTCTTATTCGTTAATACCAATCCTGCTATTAAGGCTAAAATAGAAGACGTAAAGCCTAGGCCATAAATCAGCCACTTATTATCTTCCATATCCTTGAATAAAGACGCTACCACTACACCTGTAAAGATATATTTCGAGACATCAATCAAATAGTTTCCTAATTTCTCTTTCCACATAACGCAAAAATAGCACAACAAGATGAAAACGCAAAGGTATTTCTATTTTTTCTTGTGGGATTCAGAATTAGTGCTCATCTTTGTGGTGTCTATCATATTTAACTAAGGGATGTGGGCATTTTTTATGCACACACATTTATTGTATAACGATATTTGGTATTCGTGTACCCCTGTGTGGAACTGTAATGGGACCACAACATCCCTTGGAATGTGATAGACAGCAGGAAAGGCACGAATACCTTTTTTTATTATATATGTCTATCAATTCCAAGGATTCCAATGCCGCCAACAATAGTAACGGCAAAAGGACGGCCCAACCCTCCGAAATGGGCAAGTACTCCACTCCAGAACTGCAAGCCGCTTTCAATTCCGGTCGAGAGATAGGAAGAACCGAAGGAATGCTATACTACATCAAGCACGCTTCCGAGAACATGCAAAAGGAGGCTGAGAAGTTAAATTCGAAACTACAGGCACAAAAAGCGAAAGTATAATAGAGATATTACGTGGCAATTGAGTAAACAATTTAGAGGGCATAGGGTGTATTCTGTAAACTGCCACTTTACTACAGAATCCCCGTTGCCCTCATTTTCTTTAATGAAGCAACCATTCAGCGAACTCCTCATGATCCATCATAATCGGTGTAGCCACACATATACAGTGCGGATGCCATCCGGTAAACTTGAAATCTTTCGGATATTTGCCAGCCTTGGCATCACACACAGGACACGGCCCGTGATTCGTCGGCGAACGCTCCACCTCTATACCAGTCACAAAATCCATATTCTGCCAACGCTCGTAGTCGGCAGTACGAAACGCTTTATTTGTTTTCGTCACAGCCAAGCGAAGAGCATTTTTATAAGACGAGCGATAAACACCCTGCCCCGGATGATAATCTTTCATCGGTTGGGATGGGACCAATTTGCCATTCGCATCCCTTACACGGCGGAAACGACGGTTGGGTTCGTTTAGTAATTGCCGTATATCTTGGCCGATCAACGCTGCCGGACGACCAGAGGACAAACCCGAAGAAAGATAATATTCCAGATTATCCATAGCTCCGTCCGTTATATCCCAGACACGGGAGGATATGGTTTTACCAAATTCATCCTTACGTTTCAACAGGGTATTCAGCGCATCTGCACTTCTGGAAAACATCTTATCCTTCAACGTACTGGATATGGCCATATCCTTGATATAACCTGTTACCAGTTCATCCGCTTTCCTATTGCCTAAATTCCATACATCGGTAACCGTATTGGATATATTGCTTACGAGCTGCGTATGCAGGTCATCCAACAGACGTTCGATTTGCTTCTCTATGGTAGCGTTGCCTATCCATACACGGTCACCTCCATGATCCGACCATTTAGCCAAAAGAGGTCCTATCCTACGGACAAACTCGTCAAACGAATACTTTATGCTACCTTGTTGCCGGAACAGACATTGCAGGAATTGTCGCTCATGAAATGATAGTTCTTTCATTCTCCATATCCCATTGTTAAGCCGATCATATTATTGCGTTGCGCTGCTGTATCTTCCTCTTCCTCCATCAGCTTCATTTCTTCATCCAAGTCTTCCGTCAAAGGAGAATGAGCCGTAACCGTGCGTTGGGCGTTGATCGGTTTACCTCCATTGGCAAGGGACAGAGTTTGCAATGTCTCGGACAGATCTTCCGGCAAAATAGAACCAAATTCCACATCGATCAGGTTGTTCACCAATTGAGAACGATACTTGATGTTGGTAATATTGCATATCCCGGCCAACACGACCGACACACAACGTTGTACGACCGGACCGAATGTTTCCATGTTCTCACTCGCCTTGATAGTGGCATCCATCAGCATGAATTTACGGGCAACACCGGACAGGTTGCCGATACCTTTCAAATTGTCAAAAGAAAGATCCGGCGTGGATGTCCCGGCAAACTGTTCACTCTTCGTTTCTTCCAATTCTTTGTCCACAGATGGCTGGGAACCGGTCCACGTCAGATAGTCCGCATCTCCATGATACTCCTTGCCGGACACTTCATCGACTTTGATTGGGAAGTTGATGTCTTTCCCGGTTGTTTCCTTAGAGGGTAAATCCGAATCGCCATACGTTTTCAAGATCGGTTCCGCAAAGTAGTCGTTCGTATCAGCCATACGGGACAAACGCATTTCCCGTGCATCCATAATGCCGGCCACTTCGTCCCATTCAGGCTGGAGTACATCAGCATACACGACCGGAATCTTACCAA